AAATCTAGCGGTGGTGTAAAGACTGTTTACTTAGTAGAGTTTGACGATGTTTCTGCATATGCTAAAAATGCTGCTGGATTAGTAACGTCTATTACCTTAGCTAGTTCAGTTGTATTCAAGCAGTACGAAGTACAGCACCAAGATAGTGACTGGGGTGAGACTTTCGTAGGGTCTACTGAAAACCGTACTATCGCCTTTGAGCAGTTGTTAAGACTAAAGATGCATAAGCGAACTACTACTGAGATAGCAGAGGTCTTAGCATTAGCGAAATTAACAGGTATTGCCATAGTTCAGAACTTTGCTGGCGAGTACTATATGCTAGGTGCAGACGGTGGACTTCAAATGACAGGTACTACTGCATATCAATCTGGAATAATGGTAGAAGACATGAATGGGTTTACTATTGAGATGGGAGGTAAAGAGAAACTACCAGCCCCACAAGTAGACAGTACTATTATTAGCGGACTTCTATAATATATCTTTTAGTTAGTTTAAAGGGGGCTTAATAGCCCCTTTTTTTATGTTCAATCTGTTACAAAAACAAGTATTTATATTTATTAATATGATAGATAAAAAGTGGATAGGGGCAACAATTACTATTCGTAAAAAGGGAATAACACAGACTGTTACGATAGAAGATAAGCCCGAAATGTACGCAGCTTATCGAGCGTATGGCTTAGACCATATTTTTAAGTCAGAGCCTAAAAAAATGACATTCCCTAAAACAAAAAGACGTAAAAAAAAGAGTGATACTAATTTACCAGACACAGAGCAACAAGGTAGCATTGACATTAACGGAGAAAACGACGATAAGTAACCCTTATTATTTATTTTCTTTTAAGAACGTGCAGACTAATCTAGTTAAGAACTTCTTATCTACTGACACCTCATGTGCTACGACTAGGTACAATCTTTTTACAATAGTTGAGGGTACAGACGTAGAGTTGAACGATGCAGGACAATGGACATATATCATATATGCACAAACAAGTGCAGTTAACACAGACCCTAGTCTAGCAGATGAAATAGTAGAAACTGGTAGAGTTTTAGTTGTAGATCCAACTGCATCAAGTGATGTAGATTATACAGCCTTAGACAACAATATAGATATTCAATATACACCTGAATAATGAGTGAAGAAAATCAAAATAAGCCAATATTTATACAGTTAAAAGCTTGTGACATTCCAGAGTTTAAGGAATTAAAGAATAGTGAATGGGTGCAATTTGGGCATGATAATTTGTATCCGCAGCGTTTAATTGAGCTTTATGACCGTTCAGCAACCCACAATAGTATAATTACTGGTAAGGTTCATTATATCGCAGGAGAGGGGCTTAGAGTAGATGACGCTAAAGTAAAGAATGTCCAAGATGTAGCCGAAATACAAGGCATGATAAAAAAGGCTAACCCAGATGAGGGATTAGAAAGTATCATGTTGAAAGCAGCTTTAGACTTTGAGTTATTTAATATCATAGCACTAGAGGTAATATGGAAGCCTAACGGCAAGTTTGACTTATACCATGTAGATGCTAGTAAGATTAGAGTATCTAAAGACGGTGAGGAGTTTGCTTATTCACCTGACTGGACAAAGCACTACAAAGGCACAGACAAGGATATAGAAGCAGGGTTTAAGACATTTGCTAAGTATAATCCTGAAACTAAAAAAGGTAGTCAATTATACTATCATGTTCAGCACAGAGCAGGTAAAGAACACTACACATTACCAGAGTACGTGGGTGCAGTTCCTTATATTGAGATAGATTATAGAATTGCAGACTACCACTTAAACAACTTGCACAACGGATTCCAAGCTGGTAACATGATTATCTTTAGCGGTCAATATCCGGGTGACGCAACAGCTAAAAAGATTGAGAGAGACTTTGCAAAGAAGTTTCAAGGCACAGACGCTAAACAAGGCGGTGGAGTTATATTACAATGGCAACAAGAGGGCGAGGGTGAGACAAGGGTAGAATCTTTAATGCCTAACAACTTCGATAAACAGTTCATGCAACTTCTAGACCAGACTAGAAACATGATATTCACAGGGCATCGTGTGGTATCGCCAAATCTTTTTGGAGTGGAAACTGATCAACCATTCGGGAATAGAACGGAGATAGTAGAGAAGATGGAAGTATTCCAAAGTACCTACGTTTCTTCACGTCAAAGGATATTAAACGGTGTTATATCAGACCTGTATAATACGGATGCGGTTTACTTAGATAGAGTTGATCCGATTACAGAGCAATTTAGTGAGACAGCGGTTATACAAATTGCAACAGCACTAGGTTCTGATTATTTAAGTCAACTAGCAGAAAAGGCAGGACTTGAGGTTAAAAGTGAAACCGTAACACAAACGGTTACCCAAATGTCTAAAGACAACAAGGAAGAAGAACTACTATTTAGCCTGTTTGAGAGATTAGGTAGACCTGCTAAAGGGATTAAGTGTAAATACTCAAAAGAACTAGAGTTTAGTGGTGATGAAGTTAACATAGATGAAGATTCTTTTAGAATGAACTTTGAAGTCACTGATTTTGATAAGCAAGTATTAGGCGTTTTAAAGAACAATCCTACCATCACAGCAGATAGTATAGCGGAGGCTTTGAATACGGACTTAAAAACGGTTGCAGAGAGCTTAAATAGATTAGCAAACGAAGGGCTAATAGATGTTAAGGAAATAGATATACCTGATGAAATACCAAGCGACACAGAAGAACCATCTAGAGAATTAACAGAAGAGGGTGAAAAGCAAGCAGCAACAGTAGACTTTGAAATAGTTTATAGATATGTAAAGAGGGCAAGTGCAAGTGGTGGAGACATTATACCAGGAAGTAGGGATTTTTGCAGACGCTTAATTTCTTTAGGTAGGGTATATTCAAAAGAAGATATAGACCAGATGAGCGCAATAGTAGGACATAACGTATGGTTAAGACGTGGTGGCTTCTGGAATAGAGACGGTGTAATATCACCAAGTTGCAGACACGTCTGGAGGCAAGAACTAATAGAGAAACAATAAGACATGGCATTTACTTATTTAATATCAGAGAATTTTGTAAAGGAACGCACAGCCTTAGATGGTAATGTAGATGAGTCTATTATTAGACCTTTGATAAGGGATGCACAAGAGTTATACATAGTTCCAATTTTGGGAACTGATTTATACAATAAACTGATAAGCGACGTAGATGCGTATGTTAGTTCTAGCACACCTATTCCAGAGCCGTATAAGACGCTTTTAAATAGTTATGTAGTGAATGTATTACTGTTTAGGGTAATGATTGATGTAGCAGACTTTATAACGCTTAAAATGCGTAACAACGGTGTTATCAAACAGGGCAATGAAGGTGGCCAAACAGTAAGCCTACAAGAGATACAAAGGTTAAGCGATAAGTACGAAGCAAAGGCAACAGCATGGGAGTATAGATTAAACTATTATCTAAGTCAAAAGTGTGATGACTTTCCAGAGTACACAGAGAATGATGATGATGGAGATATTCACCCAGATAAAACGCACCACGTTAACGGTATCTATTTAGGATGAGCAAAAAATACATAGGTAAAAAAGAGATTAAAGAGAAAGTAGATAAGTACTACAAAGAGAAGTATGGTAAGTCTAAATCAGATAGTAAGCAGAATACAGGCAATAGCTGACCAACACTATCAAGTTAAGTCATTTGCAAGTGGTAATGTATCACAGGCTTTTGAGAAAGATAGTTTAGATAGGTTGTTATATCCTAGAGTATTCCTAAATCAATTAGGGGCAACGTCTACGGGTGGAAGTTTGTACTACAATTTTGAGTTAATCATTACAGACTTAGTAGATAAAGATAGAGGTAACGAGCAGGAAGTAAAGAGCGACTGTATGCAAATTGCTACTGACTTCATAACTGTAATGGAACGCTTTGAGTTTATCAATGAGGGTTCAGACGCTTTTTTCCAACCTAGCCAAACAGTTAACTATGGTTTTTTAAGCGAAGATTACTCAGATAGGATAAGCGGAGTAGTAGCTAATATACAAATAAAACAAGGATTTAATTTTAATAGGTGTGTAGTTCCTATCTCATCTAACATAAATTGCGGTTCTAGTCCGTCATGTACGGACACTATTAACGACTTAGGCGCAGATTACTACGATTGTGTATTACCATCTTATGACTTTACTACATCAAGAGTTCAGAACGCTGTAACAGCACAACAGCAAACAGACTTAACAACGTGGTTATGTACGGGCGGTGGCGATGTTGAAATTTACGACACAGACAATAATCTACTTTATACAGTAACAGCCCCCGACAGTCAAACCATAACTAATTCAACGGCTGTTTTAAAAGACACTAAC